ACCGTCAACGAGGTGCAGGAGACCTACGGCAAGGATGTCTCCAAGGGCTATAATTCCTACGCCCGCACCGATGTCGGCACCGACTACGAGCGTGCCCGGCAGTCGTGGGAGACCGGTGGCTCCACCGAGACCGCCATCGACTCCGGAGACAGCGATTGCTGCCTCGTCTGGCACCTCTACAACAAGAAGGACGGCCTCGTTTACGTGGTCTGCGACGGCTACAACGACTTCCTGCGCGAACCGGCCAAGCCCGAAATCTACACCGACCGGTTCTGGCCGTGGTTCCTGACGGCTTTCAACGAGGTCGACGGGCGCGTCTATCCCTTGAGCGACGTCGCCCTGATCCGGCCGATGCAGCGCGAACTGAATCGTGCGCGGCAGGGCCTCCGGGAACACCGCATCGCCAACCGGCCGAAGACCGCCTATGCCGAGGGGACGCTCTCCGAGGACGATCTCGACGCCTTCAAGAACCACCCCGTCAACGCGCTGATCGGCGTCGCCGGGATGCAGCCGGGGCAGGACATCAACCAATTGTTGCAGGCTGTAAAAGGAGCGCCGATTGATCCCAACCTGTACGAGGTCAACCCGATCTTCCAAGACCTTCAACGTGCCACCGGAGATCAGGAAGCTGATCTGGGAGGCACCAGCGGAGACACTGCGACAGAGACATCCTATGCCGCGAGCGCCAAGGCCAACGCCACCGGCTCCTCCATCGACGACATTGACGAGACCCTCACCGGCATTGCTCGTGCGGCTGGTCAAATCCTTCTTCTCAATGTTTCGGAAGAGGTCGTGAAGTCCATCGTCGGTCCCGGCGCGATGTGGCCGGTGCTGACCAAGTCGGAGGTCGCCAAGGACCTGTTCCTTGAAATTCAGGCAGGCTCTTCCGGCCGTCCGAACCAAGCGCAGGAGCTTCAGAATTTCGAGCGTCTCGCGCCCATCCTGATGCAGCTTCCCGGCGTCAAGCCGAACTTCCTCGCCAAGGAAGCCATCAAGCGGATGGACGACAAGCTCGACGTCGACGAGGCGGTTGCCGACGGACTGCCGTCCGTGACAGCGATGAATGCCGGGAAGATACCGGGGCTTCCCGGTCAGGGCGACCCAGCCGCGCAGGGACCGCAGGGGGGTCTCAACGCGCCACAACCGCCGCCAACCAATTCTCAGACCCCGGCACCTCCTCCGGCAGCGCCTGCACCGCCGACGCCGAACCCTACCCAGCGATTGCAGTAGACGGCTACAAATTTTTGCGACTATAACGCTGCAACATCAACGAGACGCCGATGGCCGACGAAGCACCTCCCACTGCTTCTCCGGACAGCGCGCCGCCCCCGTCAGGGGACGCGACGCCGTCCGCAGCGGCCCCGTCTCCAAGCCCATCGACGCCGACCGAGCCGTCGGCCGATTCTTCAGGGGACCAATCCAAAAGCACCCTGCTCGACGCCGTTCTCAAGGTGGTTCCGGCCACGAACGAGAAGGACGTGCTGGCAAAGCCCGAGGAACCGTCTTCTCCCCAAGACGACACCACGCCTCAAGACCCAGATCAGGCGGATAAGGATTTAGAGACAGACGACGGGCCTTCGCCCGACGACGACGAGCCAGCGCCTGCGGATGCTGCTCCCGCCGTCAGGAAGAAGATCAACAAGCTGCTGAAGCAGCGCAGGGAGCTACGCAACGAGGTTGCGGCTCTTCGTCCTGCGGCTGAGATCGGCGGCGAGCTTGAGCAATTCGCCACCCAGAACAAGCTTTCCGGCGAGGATATCGCCGGGACACTCAGGATCGCAGCCATGCTGCGGGCTGGTGACTACGCGACGTTCTACAAGACGATTGCCCCCTATGTACGCACGGCGCAGGAGTATCTCGGGGTCGTTCTCCCCAAGGACCTGTCCGACCGCGTCCGCGCCGGTCACATGACCGAGACAGCGGCCAAGGAGTTCGCCCGGCAGCGCTATGACACCCAGCGCACCAACTTTGAACTCCGCGAGACGCAGCAGGAGACACAGGTCTCCAAAGTCCATGCGATTCAGGCCGACGTCCAGCGTGCTGTCTCCTCGTTCGAGCTTCGGCTCTCCGCGAACGATCCGGACTACAAGGCAAAAGCGCCCTCCATTCGGAGGACGGCGCAGGCCATGTTGTTCGAGCGTGGCGGCACCATCGCGAACGTCAACGAAGCCTTGGAGATCACCAAGGCTGCATATGACGAAGTGAACCGCCAGATGCGCACGATCAGTCCCCGGCCAGCAGCGACGCCCAGACAGCCGAATGGAGCCTCACCGCAACCCTCTTCTGCCCGCGCGGCTCCGAAAACTCTAATGGAAGCAGCACTCATTGGATTGGACAACGCCAGACGGGCAGGAGGCTGATTGGAGGGTTTGAACCCCCATGGCCTTCACAGCAGGTGAACTCACCAACATCGCGAACGCAGCGCTCGACTTCTACCTCGACAAGGGTGATGTCTGGCGGCAGTCGCTCCAGAAGCGGCCACTGTTCGACAAGATGGTGGCTCGCAAGAAGTACTTCCCCGGCGGCAAGGGAGACATCTCAGTCGCTGTCTCCGGCGCTTTCGGCGCAGGCGGCACCAACGACTCCGTCAAGGGCTACACCCACGACGATCAGGTGGTGTTCTACACGCCCGCCAACATCAAGCGCGCCAACTATACGTGGCGCGAGCACCACATCGGTCTGACGATGACCCACACCGAACTGAAGATCGACGGCATCTCCGTCGTCGATCCCGGCTCGAATGGGGAGCGCACGACCGAGCATTCCCGCCGCGAGATGACGGTGCTTGTCGGCCTCTTGGAAGACAAGCTGTTCGATCTCGGCGAGCAGTACGCGAGGAAGATGAACGCCCTGATGTACGGCGACGGTGTCGCCGACGCCAAGGCGCTCGCCGGTCTCAAGCTGCTGATCGCAGACAACCCGTCCGTCGGCGTCGTCGGCGGCATCAACCGGGCCACCGCCGGGTTCGAGTGGTGGAGGAACCGCGCCTACACGACAGCAATGGGCACCGCCGTCGGCGGCACCCCGGCGCTGGCGGCATGGGGCGGAGCGCCTATCGCCAGCAACATCGCCAACGGTGGCGCTCTCCTGCAAGTGCTCCAGTCGGAGCGCAGGCAGTTGACCCGCTACGGTGGCGAGCCTGACACCTTCCTCGCCGGAAGCGCCTTCATCGGTGCCATGGAGACGGAGATCAGGGCCAACGGCAACTACTCGATGACCGGCTTCACGAAGAATCAGGACGGCAGCATGGGGTCCATGCAGTTCGCAGGCACCGAGGTCGTCTACGACCCGACGCTCGACGATCTGGGCCTCTCCAAGCGCGCCTACTGGTTCGACTCGAAGAAGATCATGATGATGTGCATGGAAGACGAATGGATGCACCGCCACACTCCGGCGCGGCCTCCAGACAAGTTCATCATGTACCGTTCGATCACCTCGACCTGCCAGATGATCGGCAAGCAGTTCAACTCGTCGCTCGTGATCGATATAGCCTAGACTACGCTCCCACGACCTTGCCGGGGCAGGAAGGACATGCCCCGGCCTTTTTCAGGGGAGACAGGCCTTGAGTTGGAGACAGGAAGCCGTCGACCGGCTGGAAGCGTTTTGCGGGCTGAATCCGCAGGCGCTTGGCAAAGGCCCGGTCAAAGGCGGAGAATACTGGGTCAACCATCACAAGGAGAACACCATGCATTTCTGCAAGGCCACCATCGCCTTGGGCGAAGACATGCGCAACACCGTCAACCGCGACGAGACCAGCCCGATCTCGTGGCCGGAGGTCGAGATCGTCCGCCTTCTGCATGGCGATGCCGCCGTCACCGACATCATCCCGTTCGTGCAGGTGTCGCAGTCGCCGCGCGCCGAGCGCCAGCGCCTTGCCGAAATCTACGGCGACCAAGCCTGCAAGGACGCTTGGGGAGGCCGTGCCGGACCCGGCGAGATGGAGGCCCCCGAGGCCACGCTGAAGGCTGGCGTGACGTGGGTGAACCCGATCACCCGGATGGTCGAGGTCACCTCGCCCGGCGGCGGCACGACCCGGCCGGAGACCATCGAGGAGGAGACCGATCTGGAGACACCGCCGTTCGACGACCCTGCCGTCGTCGACGTGGAGGACGCTCCTGTGAAGACTATGGCCAAGAAGAGGTAAGCCCGTGCGCACCCAGACGCTTTCCGTGATGGTCAAAAACCTGCGCGCCGAGGCGGGCCACGCGCTCTCCGTGGCGCAGGGCGTCAACCAGTACGAGACGCTGAAATACCTGCTGGCGCGAACGCAGGAAGAACTCTGGACGGCCTTCGTCTTCCCCGACCTCATGATCCGCGCCAACGTCGCGATGGCCGCAGGGCAGTATGTCTACACCTTCCCGACGACCCCGGTTGCCATGAGCTTCGACATGATCCGGGAGACATGGACGGCGCAATCCGGCTCGACCTCATGGGACGAACTGCCCTACGGCATCGACGAAGACTGCATCAGGCCGGACAACTCCAACACCAGCCGCGCCGACCCGGTGCAGGCGTGGGATGTCGAGGACACCAGCAACTTTCGCGTCTGGCCGACACCCGACACCACGGGCGGCACCGTCCGCTTCAAGGGCCAGCGTGAGTTGGCCCCGCTGCTTGCCGACAGCGATGTCTGCACCATCGACGCCACCGCCATTATCCTGTTCTGCGCCGCCGATCTCTTGGCGCGGGCGAAGGCCGAGGACGCCACGGTGAAGATGCAGAAGGCCCAGAGACATTTGACCAAGCTTCTCGGCAACAAGATTTCCGCCAAGCGCAAGGTCGGCTCGCTGGGCGGCGGCGCTCCGTCGATGCGGCTGCGCAACTCGAACCTGCTCTACGGTCCCGGACAGTGACCTATCAGCTTATAGAAAATTTCATCTCGGGGCAGGACACCCGCAAGTCTCCGCTGACGTCGGCGGCGGGCACCCTTACCCGGCTGATCAATGCCATGATCACCCCCGGCGGCGAGATCGCCAAGCGCCGCGCCTTCGTCAATGTCGGCAGCGTCGCTGGCTCCTTCGGCCTCGCTGCGACCGAGTCCTCGCTGTTCGTGTTCGGCCGCAATGTCGACCCGGTGGTGCCGAACATCGGCGTCCCCGGCGTCAACCTGCGCGCCTGCAAGATACCCAACACCGACACCTCGCTTGAGCAGACCGACTACGACGTGTTCGACGGCAATGTCTATCTCGCCTGCCGCACCGGGGCGTCGCTGTTCAACTATCCGACCGAGGCCCAGAACCCGCACTACTACCTTGGCGTGCGGCCCTCGACGGTGATCTACGACGGCAAGCTCTCGGAGGGGTCCGGCAGGGGCTACTATGTCCGCACCTTCCAGTCGAAGGTCTACGCGGTCATCAACAAGCTGCTCAACTTCTCGGCCATCGGCAACCCGGTGGTGTGGGACGAGGAGGCGCTGATCGACAAGGTCGTCGTCGTCCTGCTGTCCAACACCAACCCTGCCATCTGCACTGTCTCCGCCGCCGAGATCGGCCAGTTCACCGCCGGGCGATTCGTCTACATCGCAGGGGCCACCAAGGCGGGCCTGACCGGGGCCAACGGCTACCGGCAGATCGGCACCGTCGGGGCCACCACCTTCACGCTGAACGGCGTCAACGGCTCGACGGCGACGTCTCCGGGACAGAACGACAGCAAGGTCTCCGCCACGCCCGCCATCTCCGTGCAGTCGATCTCCAACACCAACCCGGCGCGCTGCACCATTGAAGCCGGGGCCATCGCCAAGTTCTCCGAGGGCATGAAGGTCCAGATTTATCTTCCGGCCCCCGGCCCCGGTTGGCCCGCGATGGTCTCCGGCCCGCGCATCGTCACCCAGATCAACGTCGGCACCAACAGCTTCGCGCTGTCGGGGATCGACGCCTCCGCGCTGGCTCCGCAGAGTGCCGCAGGCTGGTGTACGCTGACCTCCGACGTCATCCGCACCGGTCGTGGATTCATCAACATCTCGACGGTGGATGCCGACAGCGAGAAGCTGACCTCGCTGGAGGTCTACTACGACAAGCTGGCGATCTTCTCGACGCAGGCGACCCAGATTTGGGCGGTCGACCCGGACCCCCTCCAGAACGCCTTCGAGCAGTTGCTGCGCGGCGCGGGCACCACCGCGCCGAGATCGCCGCTCCAGTACGGCTCCGGCGACGTTCTCTATCTCGACCCGTCCGGGATCAGGTCGCTGAAGGCCAAGGACAGTTCAAACAGCGCTGCCGTCTCCGACATCGGCTCTCCAGTCGACCCGGCCGTCAGGGGCATCCGCCTCGACCCGCTCAAGGGCACGCTCAACTACGCCGACGAGGCGGTCTCGCTGCTGGAGCCGAGCGTCGGCCGGTTCTGGATGATCTTCCCGAGGGAGATTCTCTGTCTCTCGTACTTCCCCGGACCCAAGATCACGGCGTGGTCGACGCTGACGCTGCCAGAGCTTGCCGGAGCCGAGATCGATCACGCGGTTACTTGTGGTGGGAAAATCTTCCTGCGCGACAGCGCCGACAACCTCTGGGTCTACGGAGGCACCGACGGCAAGGCCTACAACAATCCCGGTGTCGAGGTGCGGCTGCCCTACCACGACTCGAAGAAGCCCGGCCACAAGAAGGAGTTCCAAGCCTTCGACGCCACGGTCAACAGCGCCGATCCGCCGCTGGTCAATCCGGGAACGTGGCGGGTCGCTGTCTCCTACGACTACAACAACCCGGATGCCGAGGAGACCATCGCCAACATCGCGGTGCCGACATGGAACTTCGGCAGCCACGAGCTTCAGGGCTACGACAGCCACTTCTCGTTGCGCTTCTACAACAACGACAATCTTGAGGCGACGATCTCCAACGCTGCCGTCCACTACGCGATTGCGGACGAAGAGGCATGAGACGGATCGACGACCAGCCCGACCTCGACGATCTCGCCTCCATCGGCAGGCACCTGTGCGAGAGCGACAAGATCGAACTGGGACTGACCCGCGATCCCGACAACTACGTGTCTCTGGCGCTCGACGCTTTCGAGAGCGATTTCAAGTACGTGGTCCTCGACATGGACGTGCCGGTGATGGCGTTCGGGGCAAAACTCCTCGGCCCGATAGCTCTCGTGTGGGGTTTCAAGACCGACGAGGGACGGCCAGCCGTCGGGATGGTGACGAAATTCATCAAGCGGACTATGATCCCCGAACTCAAGAGCGAGGGGGTGAGCCGGGCCGTCTGCCTCGTGCATCCGCTCAATCAGGCATCGCAGAACTGGCTTCGCCACCTTGGCTTCACGCCACGGGCCACATCTCGGGAGTTTGGCACCCGGCATGAGGAGGTTCTCCTCTTCCAGCGCGACGATCTCCAATGAATCAGGCCCTCGACCAGAAGCTGCTCGCGCAGGCGGTCGACGCCTACTCGTTCCGGGGCGCGAACTCCTTGGATGTCTCCCAGATCGTCAACCTCTATGGCGAGTTCTTCGCCGAGAGTGACTGGCCGAACCGCAACCTCGTCTACGACCCGCCGCGCATGTGGGCGTGGGTCTTCAGGGGCATCACCAGCGGCAACGTCCCGCACCTCTTGGCGTTCGAGAAGACCAAGGGTGAGTTGGTCGGCTCGATCTGCTACACGCTCGACCACAATTTCACGACCAAGCCCTTCGCTCATCTGGACAAATTCTTCGTTCGCCGGAAATGGCGCAGGTCTCCTGTCGGCCGGGTGCTGCTGACGCTGTGCCTTGAGATCGCCCGCGCCGACGGTGCCGCTTGTTTTAACGCCAACGCGCTCTCCGGGATGAAGGAGATCGCCAGCCTCAAGAACCTCCTGATCCACATGGGCTTCCGGGAGACCAACGGAATCGCGATGACAAGGAACTTCGACGATGTGTGATCTGTTCGGCGGTTCGAGCGACGACTCCTCGCGGCAGATGATCGACATGCAGAAGGAGGAGGCGGCGGCTGCCCGCGCCAAGGAAGTGGCACGGCAGGCGCGGCTCACGTCGGGTCTCGCCCGTATCAAGGGGGCCTTCCACGGCACCCCCGAGATGGTCAAGAGAACCTTCAAGGCTGGTGCTTCCGGGATGCCGACTGGCTTCAAGCTCGTCGACCTTCCCGCTGTCTCCGCCATCGCGGGCCGTCCGGCGGGCACCAGAACGATACCGGGCCAGATGGTTCCGACCACCGGACACGGCACCGGCAACATGCAGGAGGTCGGGGGACGGACGGTCAACACCCCGGCGGTGACTGCCGTTCCCGGACGCGCTGCCGGGAAGTACGTGCAAGGCCCGGACGGCAAGGTCTACAAGATCGGCGAGAACGTCACCGCCGACGTCGCCACCGGCAAGCAGGTGGGTGGAATCCAGCCGAGCTTCTTCAACGACTTCAAGCAGGGCATCCTCGACTACTACACGCCGCAGGTGGCGGAGAAGTACGGCGAGGCCAAGGATGAGACGACCTTCCGGCTGGCGCGCGCGGGCACACTCCGTTCGAGCGCCGCCAACGACGCGGCTGCCGACCTGTTCAAGCAGAACCTGATCAATGTCGGCGACGTCCGCAACAAGGCCGATACGGCTGCTGCCGATCTCAGGTCTCGCACGGCTGCCGAGGAGGCCAAGGCTGTCTCCCAGCTTTACGCGACAGAGAACCCGGATGTCGCGGCCAACCAAGCGACGGCCGCGATCCGCAACATCACGTCGGAGGACCCGCCGACCACGGCGCTGGGCGACATCTTCAACGTCGCGGCCATCGGTGGCGCGAAGTACATGCAGGGTGCCGACAACGCGGCTTTTGCGAAACGCGTCGGGGCACTGCCGAAGCCACAGACCCGAACCGTCTAGGAGACACACCATGTGCGATCCTGTCTCCCTGTCGATTGCCAGCACCGTCGTCGGGGCCGTCGGCACCATCGGCGGTGGCATGGCCCAGCGTTCGGCTGCGAAGAAACAGCAGGAAGAGGTCAACGTCTGGCAGCAGCAGCAGAAGAAGGACCGCGCCGCCGAGCAGGTCAGGCAGGAGGAGTTGCGCAAGGAGGCTGACGCCGCCCGCCTCAAGGGTGTGCAGGACCTCTCCGGTGACGAGCAGGTCAAGCGTCAGAAGGAAGAGGAGGCGCGTCTCGCCTCCTACCTGACGGGGCAGGGCGACGCCAACGCCACCCCCGAAGCCGACATCGGTCCCCAAGCGACAGCCGACACCGCGATGTTCTCCGGCCAGCAGGGCGGAGACACGGTCTCCAATAGCGACCTCGCCAAGAAGATCAGCGAGGCGAGTTCGAGCGCCCAGCAGCGCATCAAGGCGCTCGCCAAGGTCTCCTCCTACGGGGAGAGCTTCGGTGGTCTGGGCACCGAGAACCCGCTGCTCCAGCAGGAGGCTGGCACCGGCATCGACATGGCCAACGAGATGCGGCGCGGGTCTCTCGGCGCGTTCGGTGTCGAGAAGGCCGTCGATCCCGTCCAAGTGTCGTTCACGCCGTCGCCGTTGGCCGACATCTTCTCGACGGCGCTGTCTCTGGGGGCGCAGGGGATGGGCGGCAAGTTCGGCAGTCCGTTCGCCGGTTCCGATTCCACCTCGACGCTGTTCCCGGCCGCGCCCAAGGCGTCGACCTTCATCGGACCTGCCGTGCCCCTGCCGAAGAAGTACGCATCGCCAAGCAGCGCCAACATCTTCTAGGAGCCAGACATGGCGACCATGGGTCTCAGGATCAACGACGGCGGCAGGGGTGGTGTCGACACGTCTGTTGCCGACGTCTTCGCCAAGGCGATCTGGGGAGACAAAGACACCGAGATGAAGTTCGCGCGCCTCCAGTCGGACCTCGCCACCGACGAGTACCAGCGCGCCCAGATCGCCGCCCATACGGCCTACAACCAAGCGCTCACCGACGCCGCCCAGTGGAAGTTGGACAGCCAGAAGGGTGCCGTCGACCCGGCAGGCAAGCTGGTCTATGACCAGCAGCACTTCCCCAACGCCCAGCCTGCCGCTGCCCCGGCCATGCCGGTGCCGGTCGAACTGGCCGCGCCGACTCCGGACCAAGTGCTTCGGCCGCAGCCGCCAGCGCCCGAGATGCCCGTGCCGGTGGAGCCGCAGGTCGCCGAGCTTGCCGCACCCGACACGGTGTTCCGGCCGCAGCCGCCGCCCGCCCCCGGCCAAGTCTCCTACGAAGAGCCGGTGCCGGTCGAACCTGTCGGACCAGCGGTGCCGCCCATCGACGCCATGACGGCCCCGGACCAAGTGCTTCGGCCGCAGCCGCCGCCCGCCGGGCCGGTCGACCCGAACATCGAGCCAAGCTTTGCCCTTGGGGCGCTGGCTCCGGTCGAGGAGATCATACCGGAGGTCAGCGACCCGCACGCGGCGCTCACCATTCCGGGGCAGCCCTTCATGGGGCCGAACATGCCCGTCCCGATTCAGCCGGAGATCGCCGACCCGCACGCCGCGCTCACCACGCCCGGCGAGATCGCCGACCCGCACGCTGCGCTCACCGCGTCTCCGGAGGTCAGCGACCCGCACATGAACATGCCGGTGCCGGTCATGCCGGAGATCGCCGATCCGCACGCCGCGCTCACCATTCCGGGAGCGCAGCCGGAGATCAGCGACCCGCACCTCGACGTCACTCCGGTCACGACGGTCGACACGCCCGATGGTCCGCTGCCGCTGACACGCCAAGAGGCCAACGCGCTGGCGCAGGAAATAATCGCCAATGGCGGAGACGTGGCGGGCGGTCTGCGCACGCTGTCGGGCACCGTCGGCCTCACCTACGGCAACATGAAAAACCCGGATCGGATGCGGATCGCGGCGCAACTCGCCACCGGCAATCTCGCCACCACCTCGACGGTGGTCACCGAGGGAGACTTCGCCGGAGTCGACGCGGCGGCGAGACAGGCAGCGGCCACCGAGGCGGCGAAGCCGGTCGACCCCAAGAAGGACGTCTACTCCGACCAGTACGGAGACAGGCAGATCATCGTTAACCCGGACGGCACCAAGTCGATCAGGTGGATTTCCGGCGGCGTCCGCAACGACGTGGACCTCAAGAAGAACAAGATCACTGGCAAGGACGGCATCATCTACGACATCAACCCTGCGGATGGATCGCTGACCGTCGCGGAAGGCCAGACGGGGGCCGACGCCAACGGCCACCTGACCGGCGCTGGCGAGAACATCCAGCACTTCAACCGCCTCGTCGACCTCAACCGCAAGCTCAACCAGAACATCGCGCTCACCGATGACGAGAAGATGCTCTATGCCCAATCCTACAATGCGCTCTACGGAGACAAGACCACGACCTCGCAGGATGCCTCCGGCAAGGATCAGGCGACGACCATCGTCGTCAAGCCGCCAGCGGGCACCCGCAAGCCCGAGCAACTGGTTCCGGGAACCGTGGGCGCTGCGGCTGCTGCGCCTGCTGTCCCGGCGGATGCTGCGGCAGCGGCTGCTCCGGCTGTCCCGGCTTCAGCGGCGGCGGCTCCAGCACCGACACAGGCCGAGGAGATCGCCGCCAACCGCCCGGTCGTGACCGGCGCGCACACCATCAAGAACGTCAAGGGCGAGGACGTGCCGGTCAAGAACAACGGCGGCTGGACGACGCCCGGCGAGAAGACCCCCGTCACCACGGAGAAGGTCCCGGTGCCGGGAGCCGAGGTCACCACCACGACCTTCGGGGAACCCAAGAACCGGCAGGTGACCGGCGAGGCGGAGAAAGCCTACAAGCACACCCTCGAAGCCATTCCGGCGATGGCCGCGCTCGACCGCTACGGACCCCACGACAAGCCACTGCCGAGTTCGATCAGTTCAGCGCTCGACGAGTGGGCCACCACCGGCATCAACATGGCGATGGTCAACAACATTGTCGACCCGGAGACACGCGCGTACGCCCGCAATGTCCTGACCTTCATCAACGCCCCGAAGCGCACTGAATCCGGTGCGGCGGTCAGCGCCAGCGAGGTCGCCGAATACAAGAAGCGCTTCGCCATGCCTGCCGGATCGACCAGTGCCACGGATTACTTCAGCACCCGCGCCAACCGTGTCCAGTACCTGCGGGCGGCGCGCATGGCGCTGACGTCGGAGGCGACCCCGCAGATGCTGCGCCAACTCGACGAGGAACTGGCCCGCTACGGCGTCGACCTCGACTGGCTGCCGCCGCAGGACGGAGACACGGGCCAGAAGAAACAACCGAAGGAGTTCACCGTCGACGACAACGGCCAGCGCGTGCCGGTAGGAGGAAGCTGAGATGGCCCAGCCTCCGGACACCCACCCGATCACGCTCGACAGCGGCGACATCCTCTATGTCCCGAACCGCTACGGGCCGGAGGAGACCGAGCGTCC